GCCATCAGATTCCTACGATGATCGGGTTGTCGAAGAAGCCGTCGACGTCTTCGCTGTCGGCCGCCTGCTCGACCAGGCCAGCAGCCATCACGGCGGCGACCATTGCATCGATCCGGCCGGTGGCCTTGTCCTTGCTCAGCTTCCTGTTTTCGGCGCCGTCAGCTTCGATGACCGCGTTGCCGGCGCACCAGGTCAGCACCTTGTGGCCGTTGTGCACCAGTTCGCCATTGAGCAGCATGGTTTCGAACTTTTCGACGGCCGGCGTCATGTCCTTGAAGCCTTGGCCGAAGGCGCGCATCGGAGGGAGCGTGATGCCCTCGTCGTCCGCCAGCGCCTTCAAGTCCTCGATGCGCCAGCGGTCGTACGCGACCTCGACGACCTGGAAGAAATCGCACATCGCGGACAGCTTTTGCAGGATGACCCGCTTGCTGATGGCCTTCCCAGGCGTCGTCAGCAGCAGGCCCGCGTCGCGCCACTCGACGTACGGCATGCGGTCGTGGTCCGCCTTCTCCTGCAACCCGACTTCGGGTAGCCAGCAATAAGGCACGATCAGCCAGGGCTCGCCGCTTTCTTCCGGCTCAACAAAGAACACGAGTGCGGTCAAGTCGGTGGTGCTGGACAGATCCAGGCCGGCGACGGCGCGGCGCCCGCGCAGCTGATCGACGTCGTAATCGCGCTTGCCAGCCATCCACACCTCGCGGCTGAGCCAAGGCGACTCGGCGTCGGTCCACTGGCAGAAGTTGAGCCGGCGCACCAGCGCTTCTTTGCCCGGCATGCCGCGCGCCTCGGTCACCTGCTCGCGGATGTACTTGTAGCCCGGCAGGTTTGCGTCCTGCAGGCTTGGGTTGGCCTTGGGCCAGCACGCCTCGTCCTTGAACGGGTCGTCGCCCTCGTCTAGGGCGCAGATGTATGCGAAGAACGAGTCGTCGACCACCTCGCCGGCCGCCACGCGCGCGCCATACTCGTGATAGCCCCAACACGGGCCGTTTCGATTCGAGCCGCTGTTCGTGATCATGAAGATCAGCGCCTGCCGGCGGCTTTTCGTCCCGGCGCGCATCATCTCGACCACGTTGTTGGTCTTGTGCTCGTGCACCTCGTCGATCAGGGCCACGTGCGGGCGCGGGCCGGACTGGCCGTCGTCACTGCTGATCGGCCGGAAAAAGCTGCCGGTCGCCAGGTAGGCCAGGTTCCAGGCCTTCTCGCCAGTACCCGACTTCTGGAGGCGCTGCGACAGCGCCGGTGACAGGTCAGACATGGCCACCGCGTCGCGGAACAGCACCATCGCCTGGTCTTTCTTCGTGGCCGCGGCATAGATCTCCGCGCGCGGCTCGTTGTCAGCCACCAGACCCACCATACCAACGCCGGCCGCCAGCGGCGACTTGCCCGAGCCCTTCGCGGTTTCACCGTAGATCACCCGGAAGCGCCGGTACCCGTCTTTGCCGTACCAGCCGAAGATCGACCCGACGACGAACTGCTGCCACGGAAGCAGCAGGAACGGCTTGCCCTCGAAGTCGCCGCCGTTCAGCTTGAGCACCTTCTCGTAGAAGGCGAGCGCTCGTTCTGCCTTCTCCGGCTTCCACACCAGGCCGCGCTTGCCGCCTTCTTTCAGGTCACGCAGGTGCCGCGATGCGGCGTTGCGCACATGCGGGCCGGCGATGCGCTTGCCCTCGGTGACTTCTTGCGCGTACCGGGTTACGGGGTCAGCCGAAGAACGAGGCGAGCGGGTCTTCCTTGTCGCCATCTTGGTCCTTCACATTGACTTTGCTGCGCGCTGCTGGCGTCAGTCCGAATTCGATGAGGTAACCCTTAAAGCGACGGTCCGCGTCGGACAGCATCGCCTGGGCGGGGTGTGCCTTGTGCAGGATCTCGCCGCTCATGGTGGTGACCGTGTACGTCTCCCCTTCCGCCATCAACTGCGTGCGGAATTTCAGGATCTCGCAGTAGGTGTCGCACAGCCGCTCGAGCGCGAAGCCGTCGGCCAGCGTGAGCACACCCATCTCGTCGAGTAGCACGGTGAGCCGGCCCCAGGCCACCATCCCGGTATCGGAAAGGTGCGCGGGCGGGCTGGGGATCGAGCGTTTAGGCTTCGGCTCGTTCTTTGGCAGGGCGCGCTTGCCCGGATTCCCCTTCACCACTTTTAGGTGCGTCGGGGTGGGTCGGCGTCCTGCCATTTTTAGTCCAAAAAAACTATTCAATTCGCGGGTGAACACAAAGAGGGGAACGGGCGGTCACGGGGCCGTTTGGCCTCAACTCTTGGCCTACCCCTCCCCCTTTGGCCCCCGGTGGGGTCAAAACGTCTTATCGGCGCGACGGACCGCTCAGAACCCGCAGTTTTCACCCTCGCTCTGCACCATTGCAGGGTATTCACCGCGACCGCCCTGCCGTCCCCCGCGTTTCCAACTGGAATCGGATCCCACGCTGGTCCACGATGTCACCCGACTCAAGGCAGGCGGTAGTCCGGTGAGGCGCGACATCAAAGCCACGCCGCGCAAATACCACCGGACCCACCAGCGCACACGTAAATGCACTTTGACCACGATGTGGCCGGGTACTGCGGGCTTGCTTGCATCGCGCTGTTCAGAGTGGCCATCCGTCATCATCAACCCCCTGTTTACGCTTTGCTCGACCCTCTTCCTGAGCCTTCGTGGTGTCGTGGCAGGTCTTGCAGAGCGGTTGCCAGTTGCTCCGATTCCAGAACAGATCCTCGTCGCCTTCATGCGGCACGATGTGATCGACCACCTGCGATGCAGTCACCCGCCCGGACCGCGCGCAATACCGGCACAGCGCGTTTTCAGGCTGCTGCAGAAAATCGGCACGGGCCACGCGCCAGCGATGGCCATACCCGCGCTCGGCAGTCTTGCGGCGGTCCTTGCGCCAGCTCGCTGTCGGTTGCAATGCAATGGCCCCCTGTGACGTTTTTCGTATTCTCCAATTGATATTGCAAGGCGGTCGACCTCGGCCTAACACTCGCATAAGATGAATTAGTTATCCGTCTCAGACTGCACAGGCGACGTTTATGTACGAGCTCTATAAGCCGCTTCGCAACCTAATCTCAAAGTTCGCATTGACTGACTCATTGGTTTCGGTATGGGAACTCTCGCAATTCCTTTGCGCAGGCAGGCCGGTGTCGTTTCTCCCGCACGGCAGCTACATCAACGGACGCAGAATTGCGATCGAAGACTACGTACACCAATGGACCTTGACGATGATGGCCCGCGAATTCTTGATGCACGCGAAGCCGGACGGCACCCGTACACTTCAGCGTTTCAATGACCTACGTGCGGTAATCAACGGAATGCAAGATGTTCACAGTGCGTTCCTGCAACGAGAGCTTGAAGCTAAAGATGTCTTTGTAGAACTCCATCGAATTGGTCACCACCAATTTCGTTGGCAGACGAACAACGATGCTGTCGGTCTTATGCGCTACAGACGGGTCTATGAACACGAGGGGGTAAAAGACCTCATCGAGACAAAAATCGGGATGTCGCTCGATGAGGTTTACGCAGCTGGCATGTTGGCCTATCTGGCGGCGCAGGCTGGTCCGTGGATCGCCCAGCAGGGATCGTTTGAACAACTAGGAGTAAGCGATCAAGCCAAAGCAGCGTTCTTTACTTTGCTTACAGCGAACGTGAATCACCTCCGCCAGGAAGCTGTAAAAGCGCAGAGCTACAGCGCCGCATGGCCGTACACGTTCAATCCATTGACCGCACGCCCACTGATTCGAATGTCTGAGAACATACATGCGCCTGTCTTATGCCCAATCCCGTTGTTGATCATCAGACGCATTTCGGAGGGGCTGTACTACGACATGGTCAACGAACGTGGGTTCAGCGACGCAATGGGGAATGCATTTGAACAGTATGTCGGGGCATTTGCACGAACGGCCTTTAACCGAAAAGAAGTCATCATCCGTTCAGAAGAGCCGTACACCGTTAGCAAACAGCGCAAACATGGCGTCGACTGGATAATCAGCGACCAGACAGCAAATCTCTTTGTCGAGTCGAAGACCAAACGTCTTAGACATAATGCCAAAGCGGCGAGTGACCTTGAAGAACTCAGCCCAGATCTAACAGTATTGGCTGCAGCGGTAGTGCAAAACTACAAGAACATTCGTGACGCAGTCTGTGGTCGCACCTCATGGATGCCCAACGGGCTGCCATCTTTCAATCTGATCGTGACATTCGATGACTGGTACCTATTTGGCCCTAGTTCGCTTAGCAAACTTCATACACTTGTGAAGCAGGCCTTAGCTGAGCACGAAATGAGTGAGGGCGTTATGAATGACGTCCCCTACGCCATCCTAAGTGCCCCCGAATTCGAGGCCGCGTGCTGTGCATGCGACCAAGCCACTATCGAAGAAGTCTTTCGCAAAAAAAGTGATGAAGTTCACTCTGAGTGGCTTATGGACCCGTTCCTAATTGCTAATCACCAAGAAGCCCGAAGATCGGCTTTTCGGTTGCAACAGATGGAATGGCAAGCGTATCTCGAAAAATTCCGTGTGACTGGAAAGACACTGTCCGCAACTGTGTACCCGGTGCAACCGAATTTTCGTGAGGTGTAATTCCGATGGCTACGGACAGTCGATCAGGTCGAAGCGGGAGATCTCTAGCATGCGCATTTGAGTGATACAAAAGCCAAAAGCCCGCAGTCGACTGACATGCGGGCTTTTGGCGTACTTATTTCAAGCTTGCCGAATTATGGCGAAACCGCGTCCAAAGTTCAAGCGGCATTTGCAGATGATTTTTCAAGCAGGCCTGCCTGTCTCATCGGATCCTCAAGACATTGCATCGCGGCACGTCGCAATTGGCCAATTTGTTCGCGCCAGAACCGCTCCCTACGACCGACCGTCTGCCTGGACACACCGAACCGGCCGGCGATGTCCTCCAGCGCTGGTTTGCGCCGAAACTGCCGCATCACCAGCATGTCGGCCAGCACACGCTCTTCGGCATTCAGGCCGGGCACCAGTTCGTTGGCGACGGCTTGGATCGCCAGCGCCCCATCGATGCGCGGCGAATACTCCGCCAGGATGGCGCGCCAAAGGTCCGGCCGGGAAGCCAGCGTGCGTTCGGCAAACTTAAGGACCATCACCGCTTGTACGTGCCAGTCGTGCGGCGTTAAGCCAGAAGGCGGTCGGCGCATCTCAAGGCCATGACGCTCCCGCAACGCTTCGACAATCAGCTGCGTTGCGTTCTTCGGTTCGATTGGTAGCTCGGTGATCGTGAAGGCGACTGCGAGCGCTTCTTCGGGTGAGTGGAACATCAGCGCAAGTCTCCTACACGGCTTGAGATGGACATCATCGGGGGCTGATGGGCAGCCGCCCGGGCTTGATTGATACGCAGTGCCTTCGGCGGCACATATGGCCGCCGAAGGCACAGTGCCGGCCACCCGTCGAACCATTGACTCGCTGTAGCCCAGCAACGCGGCGCCAGACGTGGCTTCGATGTGATCAGGGCGCACAGTCATGGGCGTGGCAACACGGGGCGGCGGCAGCTTAAACACCTGCGTCACGGCTGCCTGCACGGTCTTGCCCGCAGCGGCATGCCAGCGGTCATACGCCTGGCGGGGACTGACACCGTTGCGGATGATGCTTTCGCCAGTGCAGGACCACAGGCCCTTCCGCACCAGCTTGATATGGGGTTTCACGGGTTGGGCTCCTGCTTGGGTTGGTCGGTTGTGCCGCGGCTCGCACGCACGCGGTCGATGGCGAATGACATTGCCCGGGTACGCTTCAGCGCCGGGGCCTGCAACTTGGCGGGTGCGGGCTTGCGGGGGTTTGGCTTGCTCGGATGAAAAACACCCATCACGCCTCCAATGTGAGCGGTTTGATGGTGACGCGCACGCCTGGCTGTCGGCCGTAGCGCTTGATCTTCATTACATCGGTCACCTGCACGTCGTCGCGCCAGCAGATGCCGTTCAGCGCGTCGAAGATCGATTTCTCGATGTTGTCGATGTCCGGTTTCGTGGTGGGCATGATCCGGCCATCCACAGCGCGCTCTTGCTTGGCGCCAGACCACGATGCGGGTATAGGCACCACGATAGACAGCGCCACCGCAAGCGCGCCCTGCTCTGGATCGCGGCCCGCCATTGCTTGCCGACCGGCATAGGCCACCCCGGCCTCATAGCTCGCGGTCTTCGCAGGCGTGTACATGCGCACGCCCGCTTTCGTCTTGCTGGCGCGGGGGCGGCCCTTCCCTACCGGCATGCCCAGCACCACGAACGTGATCGCGCTCATGCCGCACCTCGGCTGTGCGCCAGCCGCAGCCCAGGCGCCGTCTCTGTCAGTCGCGTGAACGCCACGACGGATTGAGAGGCGCCGCCGAGCATCGTCGCCTGCGCCTGCTGCGCGTTGCCGATCAGCACCGGCGGTTGCGTGGCAAAGCCAAGGCGCGCGTTCTGCGCTTCGGCGTGCCCTACGAGCACGGGCGGATATTCGGGCCGCTCGCTCCGCATCCGATAGCCTCGGTACCGGTTCTCGAATTCCTTGGCAACAAATGGCCAGTCGTCCTCCGTCTTCGTGCCGAGAAGAACCCAGCCGCCCATATCGTGCAGGACGCGATGGATCAGCGCGTCGTCGAAGGCGACAGACTGATAGGTGCCCACCTGCCGCAGCGCTCGGTCGACCTTGGCCCAGGCCTGCAGCGCCGAGTCCTGCGTGCCGCCTTGAAGCATCCGCACCACGTCCGCAGGCTTTGGCAGGTACTGGCCCGCATCGGGGTTCACGCAGTGGCGGCCCAGCGCTTCCCGCACCGCTTTCAGGTCGTATGCGCTCATGGCGCTCCACCACACATTGCCGGCGAACTCGCTGAATTCCTTGCCGTAGAACGCGTAGACGTCGGCCAGCAGGGTAAAGAAGGCACCTCGGTCAGAGTTCAGCATGTCATCCCCCTGCAGCCAGACGAGCGGCCACGGCTTGGTTGTTCGATTCGAGCGCTTGCTGCCGTCCAACGGCGACCGGGCGGCGCTTGCCGGCCGCATGCTGGCAGGCCGCGGTCAGGTAGCTGGCCGGGTCGGCAGGCCTTGCCAGCAGCGCAGCGCGAAGGGCTTCCTTGGCGACGTCTTCACCGTACCGGCTGACCAGGGCGCCAACGAACGCGCCGCATTGCTTGGCGGGCATAGCTGCAGCTGCCAGCATGGACTTGCTGGCGGCCCAAAGTTGCTCCTTGGTCATCACGGCAGGATCGGCAGGCGGCTCGCCGCCCGTAACACCGCTAGGTGGTACGGAATCTATATATCCCTCTTCCTCTACCTCTAGGGGCGTGACATTGCCGTGACGGACCTGTGACGTCACGGATTGCGTCACGGACGCGTCACGCGTGACGCTATCGTGACCAGTCGAAGGATCGTCATCGGGCGAAGTGCCCTGCAGGCTGTTGGCCTCAGCCGCTTCGCGCGAGCGCTGGCGGCGTTTGCGATCCGCTGCTGTCGGGTCAGCATCAGACCGTGCTTGGCGCTTCGTCCATGCGATCGGTTGGAGGGAGTCTTGATCCACCAGGCCGACTTCAGCCAAACGTCGCACGGCCTCTTCGAATGCGCGCACGTCCAGACCCAGCTTGACCGCTACCTTGCGGCGTACCAGATCAGTCACCTTCTCGCCGTCTTCAGGAAGGATGCCCTGCCCCTTGCAGCAAAGCAGGGCGACGAAGTGCCAACGGTCCTCGAAAGCGAGCAGACGCAGCTTCTCATCGTCGACTGCCTCCGCATACAGGCGGAACCACGGCATCGGTTTTCCAGTGCTTTTCATGTCAGGCCGCCTGTTCCGCACTCTGCAGCAGGCTGAGCGTGGTCGGCACCGGTGCGGGTGCTTTGAAGTCCAGCACCAAGTCGTACCAGATCGGCTTGCCGCCGGCCTGAGCGGTGAGGATGCCCACCATGGTGCGATCACGGCGAATCAGGCCCTCGGCTTCTAGGTGGTCCAGCTTGGCGCGGACGGTGCGCTCAGACAGCCCGGTTTCTTGCGCGAGCGTCTGGACCGGCGGGTGCGCAGCGAAGCCCTCCGGGCCGGCATAGTCCGCCAGCACCAGCAGCACGTGCCGCGCGGTCGGTTCGGTAATGAACAGCTGGGCTTTTGCCCAGGCTTGAGCTTGTGCGCTCATAGGTGATCCCCTCGTGGAACGAATTTGCTGATGGGAAGCGCGGACAGGGTCTTGCCCAGCGCGGTGAATCTCTGGGCGCGTACGGGCTCCCAGGCGAAATAGGCGGTGTCCCAGGCGAGTGCCTTCTGGGCGCGGGTCATGCGGTTGCCACTGTCGATTTCGGCATGGCATGCGTGGCAGGCCGGCACGGTGAAGCGGTCGAAGGCCTTGATCCGCTTCCCTTTCCCGTGGATGCCCTGGTTGCTGTGCGCCGGCACCACTGGCGCCCAGGCAGACACCGACAATGCGCAGATAGCACTGCTCGCCGCGGCACACATCAAGCGCGGCCTGGTCGCGGCCGGGCCGAGCCTTTGGCTTGCGGCGTGCTGTGATCTTCGGAGCGCCAGTCGGGCGCGCAATCGCCGAGCGCTTCATCGGCGTCTTGCGGGTCATGGGCGTGCGCTGCTTCAGCATGTCGCGCCCAACGTGCGTTGAAGCGCGGCCAGCTTGCTGTTGAAGTGGACCGTCCACACCTGATGGGCGTCGGATCCTTCCGGGAACGGGTTCGACGGCGCTATGACAGCAGGCTCGTCATCCCAGACGCAAGCGATCGCAGCCTTTTCCGCTTCCTCAGCGATGGCGGCGCGTGATGCGAATATGTCCATGCTCACCGCCCCGGGCCGCACTCGCCCATACCGGCGCGCGCGCAATGGCAGGCGGCGCCGATCTGGCTGCCGTAGGCGAGATAGTCCATGTACCGCTCACTGGAAACGACCAGCGACAGCACTTTGATGGCGGCGTCGATCTTGTCGATCGTCAGCCCCATTTGGCCGGACAGGAAGCGACTCACCTGCGATTCGTCCCAGCCCAGGGCGTCGCGCACCTTCGCCTTTACGGATGGATCGACCAACGCTTCACGAAACGCACGCTCCATGCTGGGCTTGCGGACAACGTTGACTTGGACATTCATGCCTGTTCAACCTCAAGAAGGGACACACAAAAAGGACTGCGTGCTGTTGCACGCACACACGTAGAAACTGGCGGTTCACCACAACTCGGCATCACCGCATTCACATGACCTACGACACCCGCGACACTCATCTCTCCGACATGCTGGAGACCATCATGGGCATCACGCCTGTATCCGAAACGAAACGCCTGCTGAAGCAGGCCAAAGACATTGCGCATGAAGTGCTGGGCGACTGCAGCGAGCTGACGGTCATCGC